ACACCATTAGAGAAATTTGCTCAGCTTGTTGATTATCATAAGACTTTTCAAACTGTCGCACCTCATGTTTGAATTCGCCCAGTTTATGCTGCAAATCACACTTTAACTCGTGTTTATACGGTTAATGAAAACAATGAATTAACTCCTGTTTCACAATATACATTAAATACAAACGAGTGGATTTTAAGAAATCTAGAAACCGAAATTAAATATCGTAGAGGACGTGAATTAGGTCAAATTCTTCAAAAAACGCACATCCCTTCCCCTGATCGGAAAGCCTACAAAATTCGTCGTGGCTTTCTTGGTACACGCTAGTTGGGGATATTTATGTTAGCTATTAAATCTTTTCGTGTGATTTATGGTACCTGTCCAAGATGTACTAATGACAAATGCACTTTAGGTGTTAGTCATTCTGGCTCTGGTGCTCAATGGGAATGTCACAACTGTGGCTTTTGCTGGCCTAACAGTTAAATGGTGCGAGATCAATGAAAGCAATTATTTTAGATACGGAAACCAACAAATTAAATGGTTATCCAATCGAAATCGCTTATGCACCTATTGGCATAGAGAATGGTCAATTATTGGTTCAAAAAGATGAGGTTTTTAACCGTTTCTATTCTTGTCCTGAACCCATTGATTTAGAAGCTATGGCTGTACACAACATCATTGAAGCAGATATTGAAGGTCAACCAAGTTGTGAAACATTCCGGTTACCCGAAGGTGTTGAATTCATTGTCGGCCACAATATTGATTACGACGTAAAAGCTCTAAATAAATGTGGACCAGCAATTAAGGTAAAGACTATATGTACTTTAGCTTTAGCAAGGGACGTATGGCCTGATTTAACAAGTCATAAATTGGCTGTTCTGTACTATTTCGTAATGAGTAACCGTGAAGAAGCACGCAAGCATTTAAGACATGCACATTCAGCACGGGCGGATGTTTATTTTACTGGGATTATCCTTATAGCTCTAATTGAACGACTGGGAATTAAAGACCTTAATTCTTTATATCTTATGTCTGAAGCAGTTCGTTTACCCAAAATAATGACTTGGGGTAAACACAAAGGAACACCTCTTAAAGAATTACCGCGCCCATATATCTCATGGCTACTGAATAAAGAAGACCTTGACCCACATTTGCGTAAAGCGCTTCAAAATATTTAAAGGTTAGCAACTATGAAACCTACTCTATTTACGCCTGAAACATGGGCGGAGTTTACCCAACAACTCAAAAATTCTTGGGAAAATGATAACGCTGGTACAGATTCACCTATTTTCGTTGTTCAATCAAAAAATATTGTGTGGGGTTTAGACCCTGCAAGCGATTCAGTTGAAATTACGAATATTGTAGATGTAGATCAGGAATCAAAATATAAATCAGTTGAAGAGTTTTTTGATTCACTAAAAGCTGCAGAAAAACATGATTTAAATGGATTGGCTATTGATGAAGAAGATGAGCTTTTCCTCGATGCCAAAGTATCAACACAAATTAATATTTTAACGGAATGGAACGAACGCAACATCTATATTTGTCATGGTAAATATTTTTGGGAAGATATTAATTGCCATCTAACACGGTCAGCTGCTGAAGCATTTATTAATCGTAAATCACATGATTATGGTGAGTTACGTGTATTTGTAAAATCACTTTATTGGTGTGATGAGTTTAAAAATCTACTGAATGCAATTATTAATGGTGAAGTGGGTTTGACAAGTATAGATGACGACAACATTCTAAACGTTTTGGGACCAATTGAACCTAAAGCAGATAAAGAAACTAACTCAACTCAAGCAAAAAAATCTGCGAAGAAGGCCAATATCAAAGAGGAAAATTGGACTCGTTACCATAATGACAAACCGGTTGAGTCTCCGTTAGCTGGCCTTATTGAAAAGCTAAAGAAAACTAAAACTGCAGATGCAGCTAATAGTCTTATTGAGGAAACGAAAGACTGGGCTTCTGAAGATCAAAAATCTTTTTTAACTGAGTTAAATAAACACTTAGTCATTATTGCTGGTCAATCAAAAGAAAATATTTCTATTGGGGAAAAGATCAGACAAGCAAAGGACCTGACTACATTAGATGCCCTTGAAATTGATATTTCTGAAGCTGATGAACGTATACAAGAACGTCTAATGGAGCTGGTTGTAAAAAGAAGAAAAGAACTCGAGGTTGAAGGTAACTTTTTATTGGAGTCGCCTAAATGATTCAAATTTATAACAGCAAAACTAGAACATTTACTGTGATCGGTAAACGAACCCAAGTTTTCTTAAATGTTTCACTTAATGAAACAGAAGCTTTGCTCTTCAAAGCGAAACTTAAAGATTCTATTTGGAGAATGTAAATGATGCGTAACATCCCAGACTCTTTGTCGCTTCCGTTCACAGTATGGATGTGTGAAAACGGATTTTATCCATCTCATAAAAATGGATTCATGGTTTTAAAACGTGGCAAAGAAGTAGCAAAGATATCAATGAATGAAACAAAATACGGTTTCCCAATGAATGATATTTGCCAAAAGAAATTTGCCTCGTTCTGCAGAGCATGGATGAACAGAGATAAACACTTTATTGAACAATTACGTTTGCGTGGTTTAGCAAGATTAAATCAAAGAAGTTATCAGTTGGTGGCGTAAATGGAACAGGAATATAAAGGGAACATGAACTATCCCTTTCAAGACCATATTGTTCTAAATATGGAGGAAAATATTGTTAATTTTCCAAGCTCTAACCTACGTAAGTGCCAGCATATACAAGTCGAAATTGATAGCAAGGCTTTAGAACTTATTTGTATGAAATGCAAGGCAAAAGTTAATCCCGTAATCTGGATTAAAGATACTTTGAAATATTGGTCAAGACAACAAACTCAGATAACAGAGCAGAAAAAGCAGATTAAAGAAGATCTTGATGAGCTCAAAAAGCGGGCTCGTACTAAGTGTCAACACTGCCAAAAAATGACTGCTATCAATCTGAAAAATTATAAATTTTCAATTATTGGATGACCTATATGAAAGATGTTAATACAGAAATTACTCCGACTTTATGGTGCGTAAATATTCCTGAAGAACCTGAATCTAGCCCCATTTTACATCCGGTACCTACTCAAAAAATTGGTAAACAGCTTGTTTACCGACTTAAGAAAGAAGCCTTACAAGCTTTTCCAACAGTCGGTCAATGCATTGCTGATGCTATTACTTTTGAGGAGTGGCAAGGAAGCAAAGAAGACCATGAAAAATATCTTCAAGACAACAAAAACTGGTGGTTAGAGACAACTTTTTTGGGTGAAGGCGGATGATAGATTTGAATAAGGAAAGAGTGGCATTTGAAGAAGCTTATTTGAGTGTTGGTGGTAAACAGCGTGAACTTGAATTTGAAGGCGGAGAGTATACAAATTCAAAGTCACAGCTAGGTTGGGATTTATGGCAGATAAAAGCCAAAGTTCAGGAAGTAGCATTACCTGAAACACGAGCAGTAACTTTAACCTGCGCCGAACTGAAAGATGCCTTTGATTTTGGAGCCCCTGATGGTGAGAAAGATCAATTCCAGATGGAAACTGAAATGACCATCAAATGGCTCCAAGATGGTTATGACAGTGAAGGATACTACTGTTGGTATGCTGATTTACCTGAGGAAGGTTGCATTAAGTTGGGTGTTAGCGAATCGGGAGCTGAGGGATGAATGCACAAATTTTAGATCCATGCTGCGGTTCAAAGATGATGTGGTTTGATCGAAACAACCCAAATGTAGTGTATGGAGATATTCGAAAAGAAGAACATACATTATGTGATGGTCGTACCTTAGTGATTGAACCAGATGTATTAATGGACTTTCGCAAAATGCCTTTTAACGATGAGCAATTTTCTTTAGTCGTTTTTGACCCTCCCCATCTTGTGCAAGCTGGAAAGAAAAGTTGGTTAGCTGCCAAATATGGAAAATTGTCACAGGATTGGCGTGAGGATATACAAAAAGGTTTTTCGGAATGCTTCCGTGTTTTAGTGAAAGGTGGAGTTTTAATTTTCAAATGGAATGAAACACAGATCAAAGTTAGTGAAATCTTAGAGCTAACAGATCAAAAGCCATTGTTTGGCCACATTAGTGGAAAGCGCAGCAATACACATTGGATTACTTTTATGAAAGCGGAAAGTAAGGAGGGGTAAATGTTAAAAGATCTGAGAAATCTATCTGATGCAGAGCAACAAGAATATTTGGATCGCTTCATAATGGCTAATGAAGAACAGAAGTTTCCTCAAGAAGTTGTGGCACTTTATTTAGATTGCTCGCCTTGGACATTAGCTAGAATGCGTTGTGATCAATCATCACTGCCTTTCTCGAAAATTGGGAGACGTGTTTCATATAAAAAGAAAGACGTTTTGAAGTATGAGCAAAGCAAGACTGTGCTTAATACAGCACAGCTTGCAACAGTTTAAGGCGGTTAAACCGCCTTTATTTCTTTTAATCTTTCTGTCCAAACAGATTGGTAGTTGAAGCAATCAATCTTTCCTTGATAAACCGCCTCAATCATATTCATCGAAGCTCTTAATTCCTCATCTGGAATTTGAACATAACCACCTGTCACATCAATTCTTGGTTTAGCCGTGTGATTAAGAAGTCTTTTTGTCACATAAATATTAAATCTTAAAAGGTTGCATATAGTGGCAAATGTACGACGGAAATCATGCATTGAAACGTAATAGTCAACTTCCTTACCCACTCTATTCAATAATGTATCTACCTTAGTTGCATGCATATTCCACGAAGTAGGCATCTTAGTAGCTGGGAAAACCCAATCGTTTTCTCTTAATAACCAACGTTCACGCAAAATACTGTGTAGATGATCACCAATAGGAAAAGTATGATCTGAACCATTTTTGGTATCTCTAAAAGTTAAGGTACCATTTTTAATATCTACATCAGCCCACTTTAGACAACATGCCTCCTGTTTACGGCATCCCGTATACATGCACATCAATACGATATCCCGATGCGTGTTTGACCTAGCAGTATTTTCCAGATTCAACTCATCTTCATAATGAAGCACCGCATTGTAATATTTGTGAATGATGTCTTTATGGAGATGTCTATCCCTACTTGCTATTTTATTCCAACCTCTTGTTACGGAAATAATGTCAACTGGATTACTTTTAAGGATCGGGTTCTCATCTGTTGAATAAAGAACATGAATATACTTCCATAAAGTACCTAAAAGAGATACAGCACCATTTGCTGACGACTCACTTACTTCTGATACCTCAATAAATCGATCCAATACTTCTTGCTTAGATATCTGGAAAAGCTTTTTGTTGCCCCACCCTAAATATAAATCAAAGTATTTATGGTATTGCCTAATTGTTTTCGGCCTAAAGTCATTTCTATCAATATAAATTTGAAGAGCTTCATTCACTGTAATATCTAAAGGATTAGCAACATTCTTTAATTTGATAGGCTTTTCATATTCATTGTTTGAAATTTTCGCCAGAATCATCTGAGCTTTTGCTCGAGCATTTGTTGCAGGAATATCGGTGGTTTTACCAATTGTCACTCGATAGAGTTCACCTTCATGCCTCCTTTCAACAATATAGGTTTTACTTTTATTAGTTACCCGAACAGCAAAACCGATCAGTTCTGCATCTCTATATATTTTTTGACCTTTTTCAGTTAATGGAATAGCATCAACAGTAGATTTGTTGAGTTTCATGTCTTAAACCTGTTTTAGCGAACTTTGATTTAACCATGTTTCTCAACAGTCTACAAATAGTCTACAAGCGTTTTTAGTTAACCATAAAATACGTCATTTTCTAACAATAAACCTTTGTTTTAATTCACTTTAATAAAAATACAAAAACCACAGGCGTATTATAAAAGAAGTAGAATCCACCGAGTCTGGTTTGAATTGTAAGTGATGGGAGCAACTGATAAACCTTATATCTTCAATAAGTTAGAATTTCAGATAATTGTATGTATATCTACATTAGCCTTACTCGCAACTCAACAATCTACACACAACCTCATATTTGAGCAGTACTCCCAACATTCGTACACCGAATAGTTCCAGTATAAGTAATGGTAGCGTCACTATTAATCGTTGCTGCTGTATAATTATAAGTACTATTTGTGGTTCCAGTTACCGTACAGCCAGCATGTGCTGAACTAAAAAAAGCATAAAGCACAAATAACAGTAAACTAGCTAAAACATACTTTAAAGTAGATGAAAACTTTTTGGCTAGCATGTAGGAACTATGACTTACAATACTTATTGACATACATAAGGCCCCAATTTTTTAGCACTGTATTGCTGACTTTCGTAAGTGAAATTAACTTGACATGAACCATGATCAAGAAGGTCTATTTCAAGTTTATTTTGCTTTAATAGGTTTGGAACGAAGACCTCACCATCATAGCCCACTACGGCATCTTGTTGTCCATTAATTCGGACGCTATAACCCGGTAATAATGGCGTGTTGTTTTTATCAACTATTCTCACCAAGCCTGAAATAACCCGATGTGCACCAAAGTCAACCAAGGTTCCTTGACGGTAGCCCACAAGTGCGGTCTGATTGGTACTCGTCACATCCCATTCCAGTGGTAAATAAGATGGGTCTAGATAGATATGATGAGATTGATACGGTCTTAAATTCGCAATTAAGAATCTTCCCGACTTATCAGTTTCTCCTAAATTTACTCCACCATTTATAATCTGGCTTTTCGGTCCGGCATTGGTGACAACAGCATAACCATCCCCTATTTCATTGGCCGCAAATATACGTCCTGCCGCCGCAACCAACGATCCTGTCGCTGAAAGTGCAACCTGGTCATTATCTCCAATTCGGTTATAACGACCTGTCAGATACGCAGCCCTTGCTCGGTAAGAACCATAGATCGATGCATTGTTAGTATGCGCATCCTGATCTCGCTCTACATATCCACCCCATCCAAATGAGCCAATGTGTGGATCACTAAATCCATTTACTTCTTGTCTATACGTTGTTTTACCACTGTCATTAGAAAAACTTGTTATTGCATTAACTTTTATAGATGGCGTATAGCGCAGCGCAAAGTAAATGCCATAGTCCTTATGGTTTTCATAATCTTTATAAGCTGAACTATAAAAACCCCAGTTTTTGTTTAAACTTCC